GATAAACGAGCCCTTTAGTAATCGCCAATTCGGCACGGACTTCGTAATCAACGCCCTTGAGCAATGATAATTTTCGGCGCACCCGATAAACTAAACCCTTGCTAATCGAACCGGCAAAGCTTAAAACATAGGCAAGCGCCTTTGTTTTTTCGAGTTTTCTTTTCACGAAATAAGCAAGCCCCGCCGTCTTTTCCCTTTCGACCCTGACCGAATATGCAATCGGCGGATTTTTAGAATAAATTTTCCCGACAAAATACTGGACGCCCTTGTTTTTTTCGCTCTCCGTTCTAACAAAATATTTCAGTCCCTTTGTTTTCGTGGTCTGCGTGATAACCTGATAAGCCAAAGCTCGGTTAATCGCTTCCACCGCTAAAACAAAATAATCAATTCCCAATGTCCCGCCTAAAATCTTTTTAACCCGGTAATCTAAATCCAAAACATTTTTTTTCGGCGACTTCACGCAATAAGCTAAAACTTTGTTGACCGCTCCCGCCGTTAAAATTTCATATCCAACCCCCAAACTCCCACCGCTTGAAAATTTAACAGAATATCCGAGCCCAATCTCCGCCGACCGCTTAATCTTGACAAAATAGAAAATCTCTTTCGTGCTCTCCGCAAAGAGCAAAACTTCGTAATCCAATCCAACCGACCCGCCCGAGATTGTTTTAACGAAATAATCGCAAGCTAAACTTTCCGCCCCTATCATTTTAACTTTATACGCCAAAATAAGGCTGTTTGGCGCATAAACCAAAACTGCATAGGTCAAGCCCCTTTCAACCGCTCCCTGCTTCCTTACAGAATAGGCCAAAACCCTGTCCAAACCAGCCTGCGCCATGACTTCGTAATCAATCCCGATGATTGAACCAGCCTTGGCCTTGACCGCATAGCCAAGCGATTGTAAAGCCTCGTTTTGAGTAAGAACTCGGTAAATCTCCCCCTTGGTAATCTCTGCCCAACTCTTTACGATATAATCAAGCCCCTTTGTCAATGGCAAAATTGTCTTGACCCGATATTCGGCCACCTTGTCAATCGTGTTTGTTTTTTTAACCAAATAGGCGAGCCCCTTGGTGATTTGCGGATAAACCTTGACCGCATAAACCAAAGACATAATTGTCGGCCGGATTTTTTTGACAAAATAAGCAAGTGTTCTTGAAACATCGACCTTGCTTTTGACCATATAGTCCAAGGTTTTTGTCGTGTCGATTTTCTTTTTAACAGAATAAGCGAGCGCTTTTTCAATAAATTTTTCGACCACCCCCTTAGTATAAAAAGTGCTTGGTGAGTTTTGATTATTGTACTCTGTGGAAATCCAAGTCGCCGAACGAGCCACATTGGATATTCTACATTCGTCCAAGTAGCCATCAAAGAAGCGGTTGGCTACTTGGGAATTCTGTCCGGCATAAACGCTATAAGCCGAGCTATTGATGCTGTCGGCAGTCCCGACCTCGGTTTGCACGGCTCCGTTTACATAAAGATTGACATTCCCGCCAACCGTGCCGGCATAAACATTAGCGACGGAATACCAGGTATTGGCAACGATGTCGGCGTCGGCATTGGCCATTTTCCAGTCTCCGTCATAGATAAAGGCGCGAAACCGACTAGAAATTCCCTGCAAAAGATACTGGGTGTCGCCCTTGCCGAAAAAATCTCTGTAAGCGCTGGGGATGGCATTGAACCTTACCCAGGCCTGGACTGTAATCGGCACAACTCCGTTTATGTTCAGAGCGGTCGGGTTGCCGTAATCGATGTATTGGGAGCTGGCTCGCACGAACTTTCGTGAAGAATTACCGAGTTTGTAAATCGAGGTGTCCTCGGTTGACCCGTGGTTTGTCCCAGTGATTGCAGAAACTGAATTGTTAATGTTGTTTCCGTAATGAAAAACTCCGACATAACCATTCGACCATACCGCTCTTGCGCCATAGGTGGCGTCGACAGCGTAATCGCTCGCCCCCGAATTGCCAAAATAAATATAAAAAACTGCGTCGGTCGTCGTCGATAAGCTCGGCGCTTTAAAATGAACCTCGCCCGTTTTGTTCGTGGTATCACAACTAACCACTTCCCGAGCAACTTCTGTCGAGCCGTCGCCAGTAGTAATGCGAATATCTCCGCCCCCGCTTAAAACTCCCGCCCAAAAAACATTGCCTAAATCCGCCAAATTCAAATAAACCGGGAAGTCCGTCAAAGAAGCCCCGACCTTTGTGTGGTCGATTGTGATTTTCTGCCGATAAAGCCAATTTGAATTATACCAAGCCATTTTTTTTGTTTTTGTTTTTTCTTAAATTCCGAAATTGGAGATTGTTTCGTCCTCGTTATTCGATTGGACGATTGTCCCGTTAGGCAAGATGTAATTAAAAACTCCGTGCCCGTCTTTTTTTATTCCCGCCATGTATATGCGCTCTCGTCTTTCCATTTCCGTGCCGGTATTGAAAACATAATTTTTGTATTTATGAACAAGTTTCGCCCCCTCCGGCACGACAATATCCAATCGGCGTGTTCTGTCCGCCGAAATCATCACGAATAAAGCAACCTCCTCTTGCTTAATCTCCCCGACCCTATGGAAAACCGAATTGTCAGGGTCGGCTAATTTAACCTCGAACTGGTGAAACTCCGAGCCGTCTTTATAAACAACCGCCCAAAGCCATTTTTCGAGCAAGACCTCTTCCCGCTCTTTGGTTTCTAAATTTTCATAAAAAAATTTCATAATTTTTGCTGATTTTAATTTTTAAAAAAAAGCCGGTTTCCCGGCAATTTTCTTGGCATTGAGTTGCCGGGTTAAACGCATTGAGTTGCGAGCTTAATTGTAATTTATTTTTTTTCGCTTCCCCGCTCTATCGCCGAAGCGGTAATCGCTTCGACATTCGGCGTTGTCGTTTCCTTTAAGAACTCTGCGGATGTAGGCTTGTTGTCTTTAGCGACCGAACATTGGTGAACCAAGTATTCAGCTTCGCTATCGAATTCTAATCCGCAAGGTGAGCAAATATGTTTCATATTTTTTTGCGCTGGCCGTTTTGATAATCCTTTTTCAAATGGCAACCACGGCAAAGCCATTCCCAATCAGGCGGACTTGTCAAATCTTCTATGCTACTTCGTCATACTGATAATGCATTGTCGAACTCGACCCCGCTGTATCTCCGGCGTCAACCTGTATCTGGTGGACTAAATAATCCGAAGAACCTGTGCCTGTTAAAGTTCCCGTCAATGAACCGCCAATCCCTAAATTCGCCGTAGCAGGCTCGCTGGTAGGCATAGTCTGCGTGGCAATCGAAGAAGCTGTCTTGACTGGCGTGGCGTAAGTAGGCGCTCCGCCGTAGGAAGTCGTGCGAGCATTTGTTTTATGCGTCGCTGAACCGCCCAACGCTCCCGTGCGCCAAATTTTCAGGTTATCGATTTTCGACGACCCGCCCATAGCGGTAATATGGATTTTTTGCCACTTCTCATAGGAGTTTTCCCCGGGAGTAATCGGGTAATTAGCGGCTACCAATTCCTTAGCGTCAGTATTGCCCATATTCGAGTTGGCAATATTGTGGCTCAAGGTTTCCCCTGCGCCGTTCGCTTCGTCAATTTCTATTGTCGCTGGCATTTTTTTAATCGTTAAGAATAATGCGAGCAAAGGGGGAGGTCGCCCTCCCCCGCTCGAACTCTAAATCTAGGAAGATGTGCCGGTCTTTAAAACAGTAATCGCTTCCGGTAAAGCAATCACATAGCCAACCCGTTCCTCGAGGCGCAAGGCAACCATATCTTGCTCGGCAAGATTGATTATCGTTTCGCCGTCGCCGTCGGTGATAGTAGCCTGGTCTAACATCTTGGCGCGAATAGATTGTTTGTCGCCAAGAACGCAAGCCATTCTCAAGTTGCCGAAAATAAGGAAGCCCTTATTAGCGGTGGCAAAAGTTTTGCCCGGCAACGCTTCAACCAAGACATAAGGATAATCCCAAATCTGGGCAGGAGTGGTTTCGCTCGGTCTTTGGAAGATGTAATTTTTGTCATCATCTTTCAATTTGCGAATAACAGAAAGCATAGTGCGGTTCAAATAGAACTTTGAACCAGCCAAAGCGCCCGCTGGCGTTTCGTCAATCATATCCAGCAAATCATCGGCGGTAATATCTTCCGCCACATCGCCCACTGTCATCGGGACGGTATTGACCAAAGAGTTATTGATAATGCCAGTCCACGGAGCGCCTGTGCCCGCAAAGAATTGCAAATCCTCTTCCTTAGAAACGGCCTCGGCAAAAAGCTGGGCAGTCAAGGAGGTCAAATCGATAGCGCTGTCCTCTAAAATTTCCTCGGTGAAAGGAATAATAGCGGCTAATTTTTTCAAGGTCTGGGTGATAAGGCCGAAAGTAGGCTGTGTGCCACTCTTCTTGGCTTTCTCATCAGTCCAGTAAACGGAAATGCCAGAAGCAAGCGTCGGGATTTTTCTCGAATTACCAGCACCGCTAAAAGGCAAATACCACATTTCACGGCGAGCAACGCCATACTCGATTTGCGCAAGGCGCAAAACTTCTGCACGCAACTCTTCCGGGATGAGCAACCCAGCCTTAGCGCCGGTTTCGTCATCGGTATCAACTGACTTGCTTTTAAATTCTTTCATTGCTTCGACATCCTTAGTCAAAAGCGCTTTCAAGAAACGGCGGGTTTCGTCTTTCTTGGTATCAACGGTTTTCTTTCCGCTGTCAATCGCCTTTTTGCGAGCTTCGCTAACTCCCGCCACAAACTTGGAAGTCAACTCGCTGGCAATGCTGTCGACCTTAGAGGAAATTTCGTCCTGCACGCCTTTGGAAATCATTTCCCTTAAAGCTTTTTCGTCAACGCCCTCGTCATCTTTCGGAGCGTCCTCGGCAGGGGCTTCCTCTTCCGCTTCTTCGGCTTCTTCTTCGCCGTCGGCAAACTTCTTTTTAGCTTCGTCGCTCATCAAATCAATATTGTCCTTTAAAGCCTTAACTTCGTCGGCCTGTAAAGAGGCAAAACCCTTTTTGAGCAACTTAGCAATCAATTTTGCTATGTTCATATTTTTGGTTTTAATACTTTTATTTTTTTATCGACTTTTTTGCTTCAAGCAACCTCCGAATTGCGAGGTTTACTTTTCTGCAATCTAACTTTCCGCCCGTCGCCAACGGGGTTTCGACCTTTTTATTTTCTTTGCGATTATCGGTGCTTAAAACTTTCAAATGCTCATCGACCATTCCGACCACAATTTTTGCCGTTTCTTCCGCCAATTTTATCTCTTCATTTTTGGCGTCCTCGATTTTTTTATTTTCCAAATCGACCAACCCCTTAACATCAATGCCCTTGCTTTCGGCAAGAGCCATAGAGTTCGCCGGGACATTCACGCAGGAAATTTCAAAGAGGGTATTTTCTTTTAAAATAATAATGCCATTTTCTTGGTCAACCTCGTAAACATCATTGCGAAATCCGACCGAAAATGCCCGCATAAATCCGCCCTTATAAAGATTGTAAAGCGTTTTGGCCAATTCATTCTCATTGTAGGCAAATTGAATACCGCCCGCCAATTGGCCATTAGTATCGACGACCAAATCAATCGCCTTGCCAACCGCCGGCAAATAATTATCGTGCGCGAACAAGACAACCGGGTTTGTCAAAAATTCTTGCAATTTCCAGCCCGTCTGCACGACTTTTTCGTCGTGCCGGTCAATGTCGTCCGTGGAAAAAACGCCCCGAATAATAAAATTTGCGTCGTCGCCCTCTTGCGCCTGAACCGCTTTAAAAAGAAAGTTTTGTCGAATTAAATTTGGCATATTTTTTGTTTTTTATTTTTCAATCACCGGCGCGATAACACATCGGCAATTTATAGTTTCGCCCGGGTCGCCGTTAGCGTCGCCGGGATAATTTAACCCATTGGAAAACTTCTCATTCAATCCGACGACTTCGCCGTCAATATCAGCGTGGCTGTCCCGTGTCCTATCGTCCGCCGTCGCTATCCATTCCTTGTGAGTAGCAACCGACTGTTTAAAACCAGCCAGCGTGCCCTCGTTGTTTCCCGCCGTCGCTTCCGTTCTTGCTATCATATCCGCCCGGGATAAGCTGAAATCAGAATAAACGCCCCGCACCCTGTCGCTAATGGCGACCACGCCGTCGCCCGCTTCCAATCCGTCCGCAATCGCCCGAGTAATTTTGTCCCGTGTCGTGGTATTGACTGATAAGCCGAAAAGTGTCGCCCGTTCTTTTAAAGTTTTCTTGACTTCCTGCGTAAAGATAAACGAGGAATTAGGCTCAATAAGTTTAAGCGCTTCCTTTCCCGATGTTTTAGCATAGTCCTCTAAAAAAGGGAAAATGAATTCGGCATAAACTTCTTGCTCATCGTCAAAAAACTTTGCAATCTTATCTTCCGCCCCCGCTTTTATTCTTTTCTTTTTCGCCGTCTTTTTGAAATCATCTTCGTTCATTGCCTCGAAAAACCTTTTTTCTTGCTGGTTATTGAGCTTAATAACTTCCTTTTTTAAATCTGCGCCCCGTCTATCAATCCGGCGGTTAATCAGTTCGTAATACTTCTGCCGATTATCGCCGACAATTAAGCGGTTAAGCTCTTTTTTTTTTACATTTTTATTTTTAATCTGCTTGACTGCTTTTTCCAATTCCTCGGCAATAATCATTCTGGTAAAAAGATTTTTCTTGCCCCTGAAAATCTTTTTATAATCCGCCGAAAAAGTCTT